GATCAATTAAAAGTGTATCACTATTTATACCCAGCATATCGTTTGCAACTTCTTTATTAGTTGTTTTTACAAAAGGATATTGCTGTGTTTTGTCTCGTGTCATTGCAAGATTTAAACTTACTACTTCTTCAGCATGTTTGATATTATAATGTTCCTTTAAAAACATTACTAGTTCTTTGCCATACTGTTCTTTGTTATCATGTAGTACACAAGCACTTGCACCTTTGTACTCCCAATAGATATCGTCTTCTCCGTGTACCTTGCGACCCCATAACTTTTGATTATAATATGTATCAATATGATGCTGTTCGGTAGCGTTGTATTCACTATACAGCAAAGTATCTGGATTGTCAACTATCCATTTACGCAAATCTTCAAAAAAGTCAACTTCACGTATACCTTGTTTGCTTAGATACTTTGCTAGATAATGTCCAAAGCCGTAGTAATACATTAGAATACTCACCCAACTAAACATAAAGCCTTGTAGCACTGTATTCCAGTCTGCTGTGCGTGTACTAACTACTGCGCCTGTATATTCAAAAATATACTTTTCCATATCAGTATCACGTAGATAAAATGTGTCCAGCGGTATTTCCTTAACACCCATTCCGTATGTATCTTGGTATTTACTGTCACCCATTGTAGCGTTATATGTTATAACCAAAGGATGTATCATTAGATAACTATCTTGTCCTAAGTCAATAAGTTTTTGCACATTATTTTTTAGACTATCGTATGTTTCTTCTGGCATAGGCCAAATAAGTTCACTGTACGTAGGAATATCTTCTTCTCTGTACTTTTGCAAATATTCTGCAACTTGTTCTTCGTTGATATTAAAGCGTTCGCTTGCAACTAGTGTTGTGTCATTAAAACTTTGCATAGCAAACGTAACACCTTTAAAAATGTTTACAGGTGCTTTTTTATTCATTAGTGCAATATCAAAATTTCTATCTACATTGTTCTTTGCCCATGTAGCATCAAACCACATAGGATAGCCATACTTTTCTTTTGTATCTAGGACCATCTGTGTAAGTTCTACGTCACGTTTTAGTAGTCCCCAGTTGCTATCACAAACACTTACGTACTCAATTTTATTCTTGCCCATCCATTCGATTTCTTGTCTACAACGTTCCATATCAAATAGAGTAAGTTTGTTCCAGTAACTATCGCCAATATCACAAAATGCACAATGATAAGGACAACCTCTTAAACTTTCCCAAGTAACTTGCCACATTGTGTCTTTAGGATACTTTGCCATAATTGGCTCATAGAATCCTTCTAGTATTGGACTTGGAATATCTGCTATGCTTTTTCTACGCATTGCCATCTTAGGCATGTGTGTGCGTGTTTGCGTATGCACAATATCGTCATACTCGCCAATTGGTCTAGCAAGTATTTCTTTCATAGCATTTTCGCCTTCACCATGCACTGCTACATCAAAGTACGGATACTTGTCAAAAAACTCTTTGTCACGCTTATCAATTTGCGGACCACCTGTTACAATTACACAATCAGGATATACACGTTTTACTTCAGTTGCTAGTTGTTTATTGTATTCCCAGTTCCAAATATAACTGCTCATAACAACCATTTTAGGGTTTACCATGTCTGCAACGTATTCACTTGGAACAGGTTTTTCAATTAGTGTATCTACAAGATTCCAGTTATCGTTTTTTCCATAGCACCATTGATATGCTATTGCTAATGGCAAAAACTTATTAGGTCCGTATGCATCACTTGCTTGTATTAGGTATATATTATTCAACGTAAGAACTCTCGCCAATCTAAATCATATTTTATGCTGTTAATTTTGTGTACACCTATCAAGTATAACACATAACTTGCTACACTTGATCCTCTGCCTACACCCCATACAATACCGTTCTCACGCATAAAGTCTACAAGATAGATCATGTAACGCAATAAGTTGTTCATATCACGCTTCTTAAATTCTATAAGTTCCTGACTTGCTCTTGCTATTTCTTTATCTGTAGTACATTTATTCAGCACCCAATTCTGTACATCGATTGCTTTGTATTCTTCAGGCATAAACCATTCACTTTGGCATACACCGTCAAAGGTCTTTTGATCTACATCTAATGGGATATACTTTTGTAGCTTGTCAAACCCTTGTTCTTCCATAGCCGCATTGAACATATCTACGTCATCTGATTCTTCGCATAGAACTACGTGGCATTTTTCAACATTGCCACTATAGATCATATCTACTAGATCTTTATTAGAGAATCGTGGGATACCGAGTTCGTCTGTTTTCATAAGCATACACTTAGTTTAACTTACATTTATTAATTTGTCAAGATCTGTTTTAGGTTCTTCTGCACTTTTTTTCTGGCCTAGACGTCTTTCTTCAAGCTCTAGCTTATATGTGTCCATTAATAAAATCATTTGCTGACGAACATCTTCGTTGTCAGTCATAAAATACATTCCGTTGAGTTTGTATAGTTTCTTTTCAAGTTCTTGTACAGATAAATTTTTAACTTCAGCTTGTGGGTGCATCAATCAAATGATCCTACATAATTAAAGAACAAGTTATTTCCTGTATCATATGTAAATACATCAACAATAATTTTTTGTCCAATTGCACCAGTGTGTGTTAAGATGTTGTTTCCACCAACCCATGCAGTATTGTTATCATTTAAACCAGTGCCGTTGCCAGGAGATAGAGTAATGTTAGTCGATACTCCACTACTTACACTCATAATAACACGCAGTTTTGCATATCTATTTGTAGGCCATCCAACAAACGATACTGTCATAATATTACCTGCTGGTGCAGTAGCATTGAATTGATGTACGTGTGCGTCACGATAGTCAACTTCGTGATCACCTGTTAGTGTTTGGTTACTGTTGTTAAACTTTTCAGTAACTTGTAGCAGTTCAGCATCTTGAATTTCGTTGCCGACATGATTATTGTCTGCATCAATTCTAGCACGATTTGCTTGTAGTGCTGTAATCTCTGATCCAGCAGTTGTTAAATTTGTTTTTATACTATTAAAGTTGTCGCGAAACCCTTGGCTATCGTTGTCGATGCCTGCTACCGGATAGGTTGCGTCAATTGTACTTGTGTCTATGCTGCTTGCCATGTTATTTCCTCTGCTATACTATTTATTCTCGTTAGCTGTTAAATTGATAATTACCGAATACAATATACTGATCTTCGGATGATTGTGTGGTTGCATTGACAATGTATCTGTCAATATCGTAATCTAGTTTGTTAAATGCAAAACCTACTGTGTTATTTTTTATAAAGTTATTTACATTTGCAAGCATCTGTGTGCCTTCGCCTGGTTTTGTGTACACCAAAGGCACTGCAAATGTATATCCTAATTCACGTAAACTTCCATCCTGTGCAGTTTGCATCCAAACTGGTAAAAAATCTTTACTAGTTTCACCTACTGCATTAAGATTAGTTCTCATTTTTTCGATATTGCTAATATAAGTCCTAGCATCGGCGCTTTCACTAACTGCTACGGCATCACTATCGATTTTTATAGTAGTCCAGTCAGGACGTAATCGCCACGTTTCTTCTAGCCCGTCAACTGTTGTTGTACTTGCTACTGGAATAAGATTAACAGCACCGTTGCGTTTGATTATACTAATGTTACCAACTGCATTTATATTTACTGTTGCGCCGCCACGTTTGATTACAGTTAATTCTCCTGTTTTTAAGTCTAGTTTAAACGTAGTATTGTCTTTTCGGATAATACTTAAACCTACACCGCCGGCGCCGCCACTAAAACTATCGTCAATTGGTTCGTATGCTACACTGTCAACTGTAATTGCTTTACCACTGTTTGGTGATATAAAGTTATCTCTTGTTTCGCCTTTTGCTGGTAATGCAGGATCAACCATTTCAATGTATACAACTTCGTACAAAATAGTGTCAGTGCCTGGTTGTTTTGCTACTGCTTTTTTAACGTCCCCAAAGTAATATTGTTTTCTTTTAACACCTTTTACACTTGCACTTACATAATCGCTAATACTCTTTTGTTCAATACCGGCAAAAACTAAACTACGTAGTTCTTTTTGTACTCCAAAATTTGGATCGCTTGGTCTATATAAACTTTGTGGTGTAAACACAGTAGTATTATTTAATAATTGATTAACTGTGCGCCTTTGTACTTTTGGCAAGAATGGCTTCATATACAAATTGCTATATTGATTAGTATCAAGCGTATCAATATTAATTGTAAATTCTTGAGTAATGTTTGTATTTGCAAATCTGTCTCTTGCTAATACTGTAAACTTAAATGTTCGATCAAATGTTTGAGTGTTCCCGTCAAACGTAGTATTCTGTGTATCAATCTTTGTAAGCCCAGGGTTATCTACTGTACCAATGCTTGGAAATTTTCCTGAAATTTCACCAGTTGTAGCAAGTGTCATTCCGTATGGCAGTGTACCACTTATTACTGCATAACTTAATACAGCTGATGCATATGTGCTAGATGCACTTACACTAAACAAGCTATCTCTATTTGGTTTTATACTTCCAATTAGTGCAGGAGTATTCCAACTTAGTACACTATCAATTTCTCCAAGAATTTGAATTGTGAATGTTTTAATTTTTTCTTGTATATTGCTTTCGTCTTTGGTAAAACTTTTTTCAAAGTTTCCTCTACGTACAGCACCAAAACTAATATTTCGACCAACATTGTATATTCTTTGTAGAACTTTATCAATCTTTACTCTTTGGTATTCTGCATTTTTTGTAATATTAATTGGCGCACTATCAGCTGTATGAAACAAATCTCTAATGTATGTAGCATTACTTGAATTAGCTGTTAATGGTACTTGCATTACTACTTGGTATACACCAGCCGATCCTGTTGTAACTGTAATGTATGCTGGCAAGTCACCTAACTTTAATAAGTTTTCTAACCCGTCAATAAGACTAACCCCAGCACTATCATCAAAAGAATTTGTAACCAATTCGAGCGAGTTGGTTGGATCGACGCTAACAGTGTATTTTACATAATCGTTTATACTTTGAATATTGTATGTTTCACTATCGCTATAAATTATATCCTGTCCTTTATAGAACAACAAATCTGCTGTGCCCAACTTGTTAATATAAAAATAGTCATTAGGACCAGAAGGTTCAGCAACAACTAACGAATTATATTTGTATAAAGGATCTAATCCTCTGTTTAGTGTAACCGTATCAAAGTCTGGATCGTTATCGTTTACTGCAAGAATAGTATAATTACGTCCTTCTATTTCAACGTCTTCACCAACTAGCTCTGCTAAGTCGTCTAATCCATCTGTTAGGTCTGTGCTTAGTTTTGCAATTTTAATAGTTTCCGTACCAGCTAATGTATCCTCATAGAACGTACCAAACACAGTAACAATACCAGTGTCTTCATTAAAACGTAATGCACTTACTGTAAAATTATATTCTTTTGTAACTGCTGGCTGATAAGGAATAATACCTGCTATTTCTCCAGTAGCAGGATCTAAGTCAAGTCCAGGTGGCAGTTCACTTGCACTTTCAGCTTTTACTACTGTAAATTCGTCAGTAGTGATTGGGTCTGGTAAAAATTGTTCATTAAGACTGTCTGGTCCACGTTTGCTTACAGGAAAATATGGAAGTATTCCACTAAGTTCATAGTAGCCTTCGGTAATTTCGCCTGTTGCAGTTAGTTTATACTGCCCTGGATTGCGCTGTTTCTTTTGATATACCAACGCACCGCTAACATCAGGCTGTGCTACTGTTTCTAAGAATACAGTTGTATAGTTGTTTGCTCTACGTTTTCCTAAATCGCTTGGTGTTACCCATATTGGAATTCTTTCAAAGGTAATATCAGCAGTAAACACACCAGTGCTAACTTCCATAAGTGTATTGTCTGCTCTTGTAAAATCATCACCTACAACATATATTGTAAATTGTCGTGAGTTTATTGCAGTGCCGTCTGTTACAGTTACAACAAAAGTGTAACGTCTGTTAAGTTTGCGTGGCGGCTGCACTAAGTCAATGTTTGTTAAATCTACATCGCCGTAGTAGTAACTTTCAATTCTGTCATCTGCAGATGCGCCCCAGTCAAAAACGTTTGATCCGTATCTGCCTGCATCGTATCCTAATTGAATTTCATTAATATCTAATGCACGTAATGGATCAACTATACCCGAAATACGTCCAGCACTGTTCATTGATAATCCTGGAGGTAGTGTATTCTGTCCTGAGGTGCTGCCGTCACCTAATATGTATTCAAGTGTTTCGCCTGCTGCTACATCTAAATCAATTGCTTCAAGTTGAAAATCAATTGGTGAACTGTCTAGTATAAAATAAACACCATTAGGACCAACAGGCAAGTCGCCTTCGGCTGTTACCCAAACTGGCTCGTCATATCCATCTACAGTTAATTTTAGTGTACGGTCAGCAATTTTAGTATCGCCTGTAGCACGTATACAAAACGCACTTGTTTTAATACTTTTTACATTGTATGGAGTTCCGACTATTTGATTATTTTCTATTCTTAATCCGTCGGGCAATGCACCACTAATAACTTTTGAAGTTATACCAGTTGTATCCACAAGAGGTAAGTCAATAGCAATAGTTTGTCGTTCTTGTAATGTACCTAGGCTACTGCCGTTGATTACGTTCCACTGTGGCTCAGCCATATGACCCCCTTAAATACTTCCGCCGTCAATTCCACCTGACGCTGGACTTGTAATAGTTCCTAAATCTACAATTTGATTTCCTAAAAACCATTGTAGTTGCCCTTCGTATGTAGCAGTAATTGAACCAATATCCCAAGTTAAAAATCTGCCTAAATTTTCTTGGTATGGCACAGAGTTAACACCAGTAGTTCTAATATTAGTTGGTGCAAGTGTGCCAATTGTTCCAGTACCACTTACAGTAAGTGTTGCTGTTAATGCACTAGTCGAACTTAAATTGTTTACACCTGTAATATTTTGACTGTTAGCATCTAAACTTGCGCCAAGTGTTGGACTAGTATCTTGCTCAAGTGCAGCATCGATAATAATTTGAGGGTTTGGACTAGCATTAGCATCTGCTCTAGTTTCAACTCCATCACCGCCGTAGATTGCCCAACTACTTCCGTTTCCTAATAGTATACTGCCTACATCACTAATCACAGCACTTTGTTGTACAGGATCGCTTCCGTCAATGACAATAGTGTTGTCTAGTTCTGTTAGGTTAATGTTACTGCCACCGATTAGATTTCTAAATCTTAAACTATTGGCTACTTTATCTTTGTAAACGCTTGCTCCTGAAGCGCCAAGACTTAATCCATCAGTTGCCTGCACTGCTTCAAGGTCTGCAAAATTGTTGTTTACCTTAATAAATGCTTCTCGGAGATCGTCGCCTGTTCCGTCGTTTGCTGCATTACCTATGTTAATTGTTTGTACTGCCATTTAAATCTCCTTTATTATGCCTTATACAACCTGTTCCCAGTTGCCATTTAAAAAGCACATCAATGCTTGGTCGCCGTTGCCTGTTGGATCCCAGTTAGTTCCGTCAGCAATAGCAAGCATTCCTGTAAAAATGTCATCAAAGTTTGGCTCGCCTCCGACAGGTGGAACAAATGTAGCCCAACCACCGGTAACAATACCGGTGCCTTGTGAGTTAACAAAATCTCGCCCTCCTAGATATATTTGGTGATAACCGTGGGTGGTGTTGTACAGATAAGTACCCTCTGATGGGCTGCCTGGTCTATTTGCATCCGTTACACCGCCGCCCTGTGCAAGTTCTACATAAGGCGAACGAACACGTAATCCACTGCCTGATTCAAGTGTGAGTGTTCCTGATGCGTTGTTGTTGTCAATTTGTAAATTAGCTGCGTTTGATGCAATTCCACCTACGCTAACAGTTCCGGTGAAAAAGCCGTCTAAAAACGAATTAGTAGAATCGCCTATGCTAATATTTGTTCCTGCTTCCAATGATGCATTTACAACAATAGTATTTCCTGAAGCTAATGTTAAGTTACCAGTACCGCCAATAGTCATAGTGTTGCCACCTTGGGTATCAATAGTAAATGCATTAGTGTGTGCAAAATCAAGTCCACCGGTGTTGAGTTGCAGATCAGTAGCAACAATTTGTCCACTACTTGTTAATGCACCTGTGCCAATTGATTGTGTTGTAGTAGAACCTTGTGTAAGCACATCGTCAAGTGTTTGAGTTTCAGAAGTTAAAAATCCTAGTGAGTTGGTTGCACCATCATATGGAGTATATCCAATTGCTGTTACAACTTCAGTAGCATCAATATAACCATTTGGGTTAGTTGCGCCGTTGTATGGTGTATATCCTAGTGCAGTTGTTACATCCTGTTCGGCGATACCTGTAATAAAGCCATCAGGGTTAGTAGCATCATAAGGGGTGTAACCTAATGTATCTGTAATACCAACTGCGCTGTTAATAAATCCATCTGGGTTAGTAGCATTGTAAGGAGTAAACCCTAGTGCGCCAGTAATTTGAGTGTCAGTTAACCCATCTAAAATACTTGCAGTTGTAATAGTAGTTAAATTTTCTTCGGTAGCATTTACAACTACTAATTGATCTGCTCTTCCATCAAATGTAAAGCCATCACTTAAACTTTCAAATGTACCGCCTGCTAACAAGCCACCGTTGTCTGTAAGATCAGCAAGGTCTGTTGGAATCAATCCATCAGTATCGCCAAGTTGATTAAGGTCGATTGGAATAAATGGTTTGTTAATTAAATCATTATAGTCGCCAGTAAATCCGCCACCTAATAATCCATCTGTATCAGCTAACTGATTAACGTCTACCGGAATAGTTGGAGCATCTAATAGATTATTAAAACTAACTTGTTCTAGTAATGGTAATCCTCCAACAGTATAAGTAAGTGCTTCTACAGTTCCGCTAACAGTTGCATTAGTTGCTAATATTAAAGGAGATGTTATTGTGCCACCTGCTGTAATACCGCCTGTTGTGCTTAGTGAGGATAACCCAGTTAAGTTATTGCCAGTAAGATCTAAATCATCACCGACTGGCAGTTCTCTCAACTGGTTGTTTGTTTCATCTAATATTAGTGGAAATCTACTTGCCATTCTCGTATCCTTGTATTGTTATACATATTTATCGCATTAATTATAATGCTGCTATTCGCGCTTGGAAGTCTGCAAAATCTGTTGCTGCTGCTACTTCTGTCTTGAGTGTTGCTAAACTAATAAAAGTTGTATCTGCTGTATATAGCTCATCGAAGTTATCATTGATTTTATCAAATGCTGTGCGTAGTGGATCACCATCACCTTTGTTTACTGATGATCCAATGTTTATTGTTTGTTTAGCCATTATACTCTCCCTACCACAACTTCAACAATGCCGTAGCCGTCGTCCTCTTTGGTACCAACTGCTTTGCCAAGTACTTGTCCAACGCCCGGAGTGTTATTAACAATAGCATATCCTTCTTTTGCTGCTGTTACCAACATATCGCCTTTTTCTACTTTTCCTAATACTTTACACGGAACTCTACCTTGTAGTGCTACACCAACTACTGTGTCGCCTTCAAGTGCGCTGTTCATCAAGTGTGCAGGATTAGTTGTTACAACACCAGCAATTCTATGATCAGATTTTGTATTAGTTGTAGTAACTTCGGCTTCACCACCGAATACTAATACAGTACCTGGCTCGTATGCACTATCACCTACATAGTTTTCTGCTAAGTCGGCATATAGTGCTTCGGTAGCAGTACCATTAAATGTTTGTGCATATACTGTATTGAATCTATCTGAGCTTGTACCAACAGTACTTCCGTTGTCAGTTCCACTACCGTTGCCAGCGCCTCTATATCCGCCTGGAGCAGTTACAGTGTGGCCTGCTAGTAGTGTAAGATTACCGTCTGCTTCAATAGCACCATCTGTTGTTAGTTTGTTTGTACTTGGATTGTATACAATACCAGCGTCAGTATAGATTGTCTCGACTGTAGCACTACCATTATTGTCAGTTACAAATGTAAGATAATGTGTTGCATCATTATTTCTACTTTGTGTTTTGACTTGATCAGCACTATCAGCGTTACCGGTTAGTTCCCCTGTACTAACATCTAATATTAGTGTAGTGCCGTTGTAAACATCGCCATTAAGGTCAGCTGCAATTTTATTTGGTAAACCAATTGTGTAAGTTGGCGAACCTGCAACTGGTGCAGAGTCAGCAATACTTACACTTACTTCATTTGCAGTACCTTGGATAGTAACTGCGTTACCTAATGCAGTAGCCACAGTTGACGATGCGTCTCCAAACGTAATTGAACTGTTGCTTAGTTTTGCGTTTGTAATACTACCAGCTAGTTGTGCATTGCTTACACCAAGTGCTTTAATGCTTACATATCCACTTGATGTGCCAAAGTCTGCATTGTTAAAACTTGCTATACCTTTTACGGCTGCACCTGCGGTTGCTGCTGCTGTAGCATCGCTTAACGAAAGTTTACTCTGTGCAATAGCTGCACTTGCATTTACGTCTGCGTTTACAATAGCACCTGCGTTAATCTGACCTTCTAGATTGCCAGTTCCTGCATTTAGTGTTACACTAAAATCACTCTGAGTAACCGTTGTATCAAATACTGCATCGATCCAATTAGATTCTGACAGATCATATACTAGGAAAGCACCGTCTACTGGAGTTGTAATATCAGTATCTTCGAGTTCAGCTAGTGTATCGTATGCTTCATCACCTGCATCTACATATGCTTTTGTTGCTGCGTCACTTCCACTAGTTGGTGTAGCAAGGTCATTTATTTGTTGACCGCCCATACGCAGATCACCTGCCATTGGT